TGGATGGAGAGCGTATCATGAGTTTGGATGATAAACATCCCGAGTACGTTCAAAAAGTCGGCGAGTGGATACAGCTTGCTGACACTTACGCTGGCGAACGCGCGGTCAAGCGAAAAAGGCTCGACTATCTGCCGCCGTCCGAAGCCATGATCCAAGACGGGATGACCACTCCGTCGTCGCCGGGCTGGCGCGACTATGAAGCCTACCTGACCCGAGCTTATTTCCACGACATTGTACGGGATGCCGTGAAGGCCATGCTTGGCATCATGCACATGAAACCCGCCGTCATCAAGCTTCCGGCTCGGCTTGCGCCGATGGTGGACAAGGCGACCATCCAAGGCGAAGGCTTGCAGATGCTTTTGCGCCGTATCAACGAGGCGCAGCTTGTCAAGGGCCGTTGTGGATTGCTGGTCGATGCACCGACTGGCGTCGATCCGTTCAACGCTCTCCCCTACATCGCATTCTATGATCCCGAACGTCTAATCAATTGGGACTCAGGTCGGCGCGACGAAGGCCGCAATGTTCTCGATCTTGTCGTGCTCGACGAGTCGGGCTTTCAGCGCGAAGGCTTTACATGGGTCTCGGAACGCAAGCACCGCATTCTGACACGCGGCACGCCGGAGAGCCTCGAAAGCGGATGGACGCGTCCGCCTCTCGCCGCGCCTTATCAGGTGTGCGTGAAAGTCAACGATATGTCGATGCCGATCCCGGACGATTTTGTTATGCCGTCCATCGCCGGTCGGCCGATGCAGGAAATCCCGTTCGTGTTCGTCGGCGCAAATGATCTTGTGCCCGAGCCGGATGAACCGCCGCTTCTCGGCTTGAGCAACCTTGCGCTGACGATTTATCGCGGCGAGGCTGACTACCGCTCGACCCTCCACTATCAAGGCCAGCAAACTCTCGTCATCATCGGCGGCAACGTCTCGGACGTTGACGAGAACCAACAACTCCGCGTCGGCAACAAGGGCGTCATCGACCTGCGCATCGGTGGCGACGCGAAATACATCGGCGTCAGTTCGTCCGGCCTCGGCGAAATGCGGCAGGCGATCAAGAACGATGATGAAGTTGCTTCGGGTTTCGGTGTGCAATTCATGGATGTCGGCAGCGCACGCGGCGCTTCGGGGGAGGCCCTGCGCATCCGCGTTGCCGCGCGCACGACAACCATTCAGCAAATCGCTGTCGCCGCTGGCGCGGCGCTTGAGCAATGCCTCAAGTTCGCCGCGACGTGGGTCGGTGAGGACCCCAATGAAGTTTCAGTTGCCCCGCAGACCGACTTCGCCGACGCCAATGTGGCAGGCGCTTCGCTCCTCGCGTTCATGCAGGCAAAGCAGTTGGGCCTCCCGCTGTCGCTTCGGTCTCTGCATCGCATGATGGTGCTCAACGACATGACCGACATGGACTTCAACCAAGAGAACGATCAGATCGAGCAAGAGGCCGAGTCGCTCGTCGGCATGATGGTGCACGGCCCGAGTGGGCCGAGCGACGGCGAGGACGCCTCGTTCCTCGATACACCGTCCGACACTGGCACCGATCCGGTCGATCCGGCGGATACCATTCCGCCCGCGCCGCCTACGCCGACTGGTGGGGGCGCACCCGTTCCCGTGACGCCGCATCGGCGCGGTTCGCCTAATCCCCTCAAGGTGAAGGTCGGCACGAAGGGCGCGTCGGCCGGGAAGTAAGCCATGACTACCGACAACGAAGCCCGCGACTATCACGGACGATGGACGGCGGGCGCTGACGGCGGCGGCGTTCCCGGCGAGACTCGGAACGTGGCCTTCCACGGCACCACTCAAGCTTTCGAGAAGTTCAAGCCGGGTGACCCGGCTGAATTCATGCTGGATCGTGCGCTCGGGCCGCACTTCGCCAAGGACCCTGAAATCGCCAACAGCTTCACCCTTGATCGCATAAACGGCCGCGATGTCGGCGCGAAGGAAGGCGGCCGGATCATCCCGGTCGTACTGTCGCCGGACGAGAAATTCATCACCGCCGACCAGCCCCGCTACGATTGGGCCAAGGACAAGGAAGTCGCACCCGACAAGGAATGGTCGGTGCGCGCAACCGATCAGAACGTCATCGAGAAGATGGTCGCAACGGAGGGGTTCAAGAAAGACCCCGCGATCCTCGAACGCTATCTCGAACAGGCCCGGGCGATCCCCGCCGATAAAGCTCCGGGGATTGCACGCGATCTTGTCGAAGGCAAGAAGGTCAACTTGGACGGCATGGATCAGGACCTAAATCGGTTCGTGAACAACTACGGCGGACGCCCGTACAACGATGCAGACCGGGCGGAGGTTATCAAACTGGCGAAGCAGTCGTGGATGGCTAACGGATACGAAGGCATCAAGTACATCAACACGTCTCCGATGGAGAACGCGACCGCGAAGAACCCGACAAGCTATATCGTGTTCGATCCGGACAAGACCGTTTCGCCGTTGTACGGTGACCAGCATCATCCGGAGACACAGAAGTACCTCGATCAGTACGACAGCACGGAGCCGACCAACTACCATCCGAGCGAGACGCCGAAAGACACTCCGGAGAGCGCCGTCGCGCACGCGCAGCAAATCGCGGGCAGCTACAAGCCGCTCGAAGGTTTGCCGCAGCCGATCATAAACCTCAAGGACGGCCACTATCAGCCCGGCCCGGTGGCCTCATTGAAGGACGCCGCCGCTGCGTACATGAAGAAGGCGGGAATGACGTATGAGCCTATTCAAAAGTACCAGCCCGCCGATCCAGTACAGGGTGCGAAGATCGCGCAGGCGTTCGAGCAAATGAAACATGATCCGGACAATCCGGCGGTCAAGGCATCCTACGATGCGCTTTCGAAAGAGACGATGGCACAGTGGCAGGCTATCAAAGACACCGGCCTCAAGGTTGATTGGATCAAGCCGGGGCAGGCTGATCCTTATGCCGACACGCCGCGCTCGGCTGAGCGCGATGTGACCGTGAACAATCATTGGTGGGGCTTTCCGACTGACGAAGGTTTTGGTAGCGATCCGAACCTCAAGGGCAATCCGCTGTTGAAGGACTCGGGCGAAGTAATCGGCGGCCGACACGCATCGGTCAACGACGTGTTCCGCGTCGTCCACGATATATTCGGGCACATCAAGGACGGCAATGGGTTCACCCCAAGCGGGGAAGATAACGCGTGGCGAGGGCACTACGCGATGTTCTCCCCGCTCGCACGCGCTGCACTGACGACTGAGACGCGCGGGCAAACGAATTGGGTCAACTTCGGTCCGCACGGTATTGACAACCGCGCGAAGCTTTACGGCTCCGGCGCGGTATCATCGAACACAGGCGGCAGCGGAGTTATCTACGCTCCTCAGAAAATCGGCTTGCTCCCGCAGTGGGCGCAAGACGGCGCAAAGGACCGGCCATGATCCTCAACACACCCGAAGCCCAACTGGAAATCGCCGCGTGGAACAGCCACCGCGCTCGGCAGCGCGCACCTATCGGCCAGCCGCCTTTCACATTGCGCCGGAAATCTCGGCGCGAGCAAACGCCGCACAATGCCGCCGTTGCCGGGTTCGCTACCGCGATCAATGCAGCCGAAAAGCACCGCCGGGTCCTGAAACGCCGGTTTGGCTATACCGACCCGCAAATCGGAACTATGGCGATGAACTACAATTCCCGAAAGACTACTCGGTAGTCACTCTTTCCAAATAAGCAATCGCGTCACGCAACCCCTTAATGTTGTCGCCGAGTTTTCCAATCCCGGTGTTGCAATGAAAGCAAATCCATCCGCGAAACCGCTCCGTTATCTTATCGTGATCGCCGTGCAGGTTGGCACATTTTTGATGGCAACATTCGCAACATCCGTCGTCGGGTTTTGGACGGTAGCCGGGACGCTTATGCGGGACCCTGTAGGCCCGCATGTTCTTGCGTTTGTAGCCCGCACCATTCGGTTTGCGTCCCCTGTTGAGTTTGGTAAGAGCATCGGCGACAGACCAGCCTAAACCTAGCCGCCCTTGAATTACCGATCTTGATAGTCCGGTCTCTTGAGACCACGCGGCGAGTGATTGCTTCTTCCCGTCATGTTCAAGTACGAGGTACGTTCGTGCAGGCGGCTTACTGTCTCGTCGTTCATTTATAGGCGTCGTAAGGATTTCCGATGCAGGCCACCCGTGTCGAAGCCGACTGAGGAGGAGGCTAATAGAGAGGCCGGTTTCCCGTGCCCATGCGGAAACGGATTGTGACCGGCCGTCATATTCGATTGTGATCGGTTTTGGCATCTTGACTTTTCATACCAATTAAAAATGCTTGCGTCAACGGTCATTTTATGGTTAATGCCCCGACTGTGGGGTGCGGTCCCGCGCTTCTCCCTCTCCCGGAGCCGGACATTGACCAAGCCCTCAGTCAGCGCCATAGGCGGAGTTATCGCGGTTGTCGCCCTCGGTGCAATTCTTTACTTCGGCGCTCAAACGCCACCGACCGTTTCAACACTTGCGCCCGTTTCCAAACCGCAAGTGTTGAAACCGCCGGTCGTCCCGCCCCTCGTCAAGAAGCCGACCCACTCTCGTCGGGTTCCAAAAGGCGGCAAAATTAAATGTGAATTGGTGCCCCAAATCGCGCATCAATTCTCGAAGGACCAAGTTCTCGCCGCAGCGAAAGAGTACGGATTGTCCCCCGCACAGATTTCGGCATTGCGCGTTTGTTTGAGATAAAATCGGAAAGTCCCCCATGCCGCGAAAAGACAGTGAAGAACGGAATAAGTATCTACGGGATTGGCGACACGCCAATCCCGATAAACGCCGCGCGGCCGATCAACGCTACGTTCTTAAGCACGGTCGCCTCCCGCGCCGAAATACGCCGGAGAAATGGGCTGCGGCTACCGTCTCTGATATTAAGCGGCGGGCACAAAAACAGGGACTCGCTTTTGACCTTACGGCCGAGTGGCTTTTAAGTATCATTCCGCCGATATGTCCGATCTTCCTCACCCCCTTTGTATTTGGTCGTCTCTCGCCTCAGAATGCAAGCGTCGATCAACTGTTACCGGGTGATGGGTATACGAGAACTAATGTTCGGGTGATTTCCTTAGAGGCCAATCTGTTGAAGCGCCGTTGTACTGATCCGGCAGTTTTTCGACGGTTAGCCGATTGGGTTGAACAAGAACTACAAGTTCTACCGCTCCAAAGAGCGGCGTAAAGGAACCATGGGGTTCGCCCGCGCGAATGGTCAAACGGGAAAATCGGAGGAGTAACGACAATGGCCGTCAAGTTGAAAACCATCTACGAAAAACAGGAAGAAATCCCCGAAGGGTTCGGCGAGCTTTACGCCGAGAAGAACGGGAAGTTTGAGTTGAACGCCATCGAAGGCGTCAAGACTCAGGCCGACATTGATCGTGTGAACGACGCTCTCAAGAAAGAGCGAAACGATCACAAGGTCGTTCGTGAGAAGCTGCAACTGTTCGGCGAAGTTGACCCGGCGACCCTCCCGGTTCTGCAAGAGGAATTGGCCGAAGCCAAAACTCGGCTCGACTCGATCACTGCCGAAGGCAAGCTCGACGAGACCAAGGTGCAGGCGCAGATCGAAGCGGCCGTTAACCGCGCGGTCGGCCCGGTCACCCGCGACAAGGACTCGCTCGCGCGGCAACTCGAAGTGGCGAAGAAACTCGTTGCCGATAAGGAAACGGAAATCGCCAGCGTCAAACAAGAGCAATTGCAAGAGCGCGTTCGCAACACACTTCGCGACGCCGTGATTGCGGCGAAGGTCGTCCCCACGGCCATCGACGACGCGGTGCTGGTCGGCGAGCGCATGTTTGAGCTTGTCGATGGCAAGCTGGTCACCAAGAACGAGAATGGCCTGACTCCCGGCCTCAACCCGAAAGAATGGGCGAAGGACATGGAGGAGAAGCGTCCGCATTGGTTCCCGACGAGTGTCGGCGGCGGCGCACAGGGCGGCAAGGGCGGTTCGTCCAGCGTCAAGGACAATCCGTGGTCGGCCGCAGGCTGGAACCTCACGAAGCAAGGCCAAGTGGTCAAAGACATTGGCCCGGAGAAGGCGGCCGATATGGCGGCGCGCGTCGGCTCGAAGCTCGGCGCTACGCACGCTACGAAGGCGGCCTAAACAGTCTCGCGAAAGCAGATTGCACAATCAGGCCGCCCGTGGTAATCCACGGGCGGTCTATTTTTTAGGGCACGGGTCATGGTCGCCTACGATTACTCCACAGAACCGGACAATCCTTGGGACCTTGCGACGTGGAACCCACGCGCGCAGATCGACTTTATGCGCCGGATGCGTCATAAATTCGGTGGCACTCAGGGCCATGCGGAGGCTCGAATAATGCAGCGCATCGCGCAGTCCGATACGAAGGGGATGCCGCCGCCTACTGGAAAGAAAAGTCCGTATCAAGTCATCATCCAAAAACGTATTACTGTAGCTCCCGCGCCGGGCACAGTCGGAGTGTCACAATCACCAATCCTCGGCTTCAATCAAATCGGCACCATGTCGGATGCTCAGCAATTCACTATGGGCGTTGTGCCGATGGCTACGACTTTTCCCGGCACTTCGCCAAGCGAGGCTCGATGCGCCACCGCTCCGACCGACGATGTGTCGCTCACTCTCGTTGACGCGAACGCGAATGTCCTTTGCACGATCACGTTTCTCGCCGGTTCGACTGTCGGGACGTTCGTTTGGGGGTCGCCGACGACCGTCGAGCCGGGCGATCTTCTCTATGTGAACGGACCCTCCCCGGCCGATCTGACTTTCGCGGGCGTCAACATAGCCTTTATAGGACAGTGAAATGAGGACCGTATTCGATCTTCACCATCACCTTCGGGTGGCAGATTTCTATCAATACGAGGCATATGAGGCCCGCGATCAAGGGCTTGAGGACCTAGCCAAAGTCTTTGAGCGGGCAGCGCAAAAGCGGCGGGAACGCGCCGGAAGATGCCGCGATGTCATCTACCGGACCTTCGGGACGCCCGAGTCGGCCTAAACCCCGGTTGCCTTCCTCCTCAAAGTATGGTTAATGGCCCGTCTAACTCCATTCCCGGTAGAGGATAATCCGCCATGGCCGCAACATTCCACAAGTTCATCGC